CTGCTGCTGGGTCACTGTGATCTCATTGTTAACCGGCACCGGCACCGAGTATTTGTTCGGTTCCGCCTGGAGGTCCGTATAGGTCATGGTGTAGGCGAGGCGGGATTCGCCGCCGCCAATGGCCTTGGTTTTGATCCGCAGGGTGAGGCTGTCTCCGGCCGCCATGTTGTCGGTATCCACCACCAGCACATAGATGCCCACCGTGCCGACCCCGGTTTGGAGAGAAAGCTGATGCTCAGTGCCGATCTGGGCGGTTTGTGTGCCCGATGCCGCTGCTACAAGTCCCATGGTTGCTCCTTAGCTGGCCAAGCGGATTAAAAGATTGGGAACAGTGACGAAGGTGCCAAATGTTTCTTCTTGATTGAGAGCTAGCCACTTCTCCCCGTTGATAATGATCTCCTCCAGTTGGATATAGGTGTTTCCACCATTAAAAAACCGCACGTCCGGGGCATAACCAATTGGATGGAAGAGCGTTGTGGTCACCGGGTCCACCTGCGTCAGTAGCAGCGGTACGGGTAGAATGCCCCCACTATAAGCGAACGGCATCTTGCTATGGAGAGTGGCTGCTACTGTTGGCTTAATGGTCCCGCCAGGCCAGGCTATATTGGTGATGGCGCTGTTGCTTGACCACACCCCATTGATCAATACTTGGCCGGTACTGTTTGCCGAAGCGTTATTATTAAGACTCCACAACGCAGAAAGGTAATTCATAAAAGTTGTTGATGTTACTGCATTGGAAATACAATTTCCCCCTGACCAGGAACCAATTTTATCATTGATGTACCCAAACTGATGTACTCTGTACCCCGATACATGAACATTATTGGTTAACTTGATGAAAATAGCGTGCGGCCCCACTGCTATAAGGTGCATCCAGTTAGAGGACATAACTTGAGTGGCACTCACTCCCGGCTGGGCTGTCGGAATTGCCCCGGAATCATAGCCGGTGCAGCTCACAAGATTAACTACCGCCGTTGTAGAGTACCAAAGCTCGAAATGCGCCCCGTCGGCATTGTGCAGATGCAGCCGGTTGCTGCCGCTGTACAGGCCAAAGAAGTCGATGATCCAGCCATAGGCCTGGGCTTTGGTTTTGATGTTCTCGATGAACAGGTTGGTCGTGGTTGCCGCAAAAAACTCATAGGCTGCCATAAGTCACCTCAGACCATTTTGACGGCGCAGAAATCGCCGATTGCGGAGCGGTAGGTGTCGGGCACCACCAGATAATTGACCCCGCCCACGGTGATCAGGTTCTCGGCCGTGTTGCCAAAACCGCTCACCCGGTAGATGCCATCCAAGGCGCAATAGATGGAGGTGCGGTTGACATCGGTGATAAAGATTTCTTCCAGCAGGTAGGTATTATCCAAGGCCTTGACCAGGGTGGATACAAAGTCGGAACTGACGCTCTTGGGCGGGCAGTTGGCCGGCCCGATCTGGTCCCAGTCCCCGCCGGGACGGCAGATCACCCCGTTGGCCCCGTTGTTGGCCCAGAACATGGAATTGCCGGTGCCGGTGGCCGTATAGAGGTTGGTGTTGACCGTACCGCTGGCCCCCACAATGAGCGGATAAGGATACTGGGCCTCGGTGGCCGGGGGCAGACCGAAGCCGAGGTAGAGCATCTGGAAGACCGTGCCCACCTTGGCGACCACGATCAGACGCCCGGCATGGCCGAACATCCAATAGGGAATGGCAGTATTCCACAGATACAGGTACCGGCTGGCGCTGCTCATCGGGTGTGCACCGGGCACCCGGCCTGACCGCCAGGCCCAAGAGCCGACGCATTGCCAGTTGTAATACCCGGCAGTGGTGTTTTCGAAGGCTTCGATACCAGTATAAATCTCATCCAAGCCGCCGAGGCCGGAACCCCGCAGGTAGAGCCGGGTAGCGCTCTGCTCGACGATGGTCCAGCCATTGGCCGCCGCGAAGGTGGCGAGGATGGAGAGCAGTTCTTGGTAATGCGAGGCGGTGCCGCTGGTATAGGCCATTTTCTACCTCAAGAGGGTGCGGATCGCCGAACCATTGCGGCGGATCATGTTGATGATAGCGGTCTCGCCGTCGGCGGTGCGCAGGTAGTCGCCGACCATGTTCTTGTCGAGGACGTTGATCACCCGCAGCTTGGTGTCGCCTGTTTGGACGGTAGTGGCCGGAGCGGCGGCAGGTACGCCTCCCGCTGCCAGCCTGGAACCCGAGGGGATGCGCGGCAGGGTATGCCCGGCCAGGGCACGGGCGAGGTTGCGCGGGAAGAGCTTGCGGCGGACCATCTCCATGAACGGCAGGCCGTACCAGTCGACCGCGTCCACCGGATGGACGAACTCACGGGCCGTCAACCAGGCCGGGATGTTGTCGGCGGTTGGTGACGGGCTCCAGCCCCGGACCGGACCGCCTCCGGCCAGCGCCTGCGCTTGACCGCCCAGGGCAAAAGCCTGGATTGCCTGGCCGCCGGCGGACATGCCCAACCCAACCGATTGCATGGCGTTGAGGATCATCTGCTTGAGGATGACCTGGGAGATCCAGTTGATGGTGGAGCGTGCCCAGTCAATCACCGCTTCCTTGGCCGCATCCGCCCCTTCGGTGGCCGCTGAAAACACGTTGGCCAGGCCCGAGGCAAGACGGTCAGGCACCTGCTCGCCGATCTCGATCATGATCTCGGCATCGGTGCGCATCTGCTCCATGGCCCGCTGGAAGCCCAACTGCAGCCCGGCCCCCAGATCACCACCGGCGGCGATCATCCGCTCGTTGTATTCCTTGGTCTCCATCAGGCCCAACTGATAGGCAGCGGTGACGGCGGCCTTGTACTCCTCAATTCCAGCAGCGCTCTGCCGCCAGGAGTCTTCGATGGCAGCCAAGCGCTCCGAGGCGATTTCCCTCTGGCCGGCCAGTTCCTGGCGGGCGACTTCCAGGCGCATGTTGGCCAGGTCGGATTCGGCCCGGATAATGTCGGCCTGGTTGGCTTCGGGGTCCGCCTTGACCGCGGCAACTTCCTGCCGCTTGAGCGCAACCCGCTCCGCCATGATCCGCCGGTCGATGGACAGCTCAGCCTCGGCACGAGCCAGGGCGGTGGGCAGTTTCGAAGCATCAAGCTTCTCCAACTCCATGGCCAGGATCTTCTCCTGGGATGCTGCCCGCATCTTTTCGGCCGAGATCTTTTTTTGTTCCTCGTATTGTTGTTTGGCCTCGGTGGCCGCCTTCTTGGCTTCAGCGGCTGCGGATCGTTTGGCGGCACTCTCTGCCTTGGCGGACTTCTCCGCGTCTTTGGAGGATTCACCCTGAATTTTGAACTGGGCCAGCCGATCGGTGGTGTTGGCTTTTTCGGCGGCCTTTTTCTCCTCCCACGCAACCCGCTCAAGCTTTGCAGCTGTCTTTTTATCCGCAGCAGCCTTGACCGTGGCATCCCGTTCTTTCAGGATCGAATCAATTGAGGCGTTGCGGGCACCATCGATGACTTCCAGCTCACGCTTCAACTCGGCCGCGGCGTCGCCGACGCTGTAAGCATCGCTGAAGGCCGCAGCCAGGCTCACCCTGGCGGCCTGGGCATAGGCGATGGCCTTGTCGAACCCTGCCGCCACCTCCACTGTCATCAACCCGATGAAGGCGCGGACATTCTCCGGGAACCGGCGGAAGGCGTTGATCAGTTCATCGACCACCGCCTTGCCGTCAGTATCCAGGTCATTGGTGAAATCGGTGAACTCTTGACCGACAATGGCGATCGCTGCCTTGATGTCCTCGCCCCAACCAGCGAACTGGCCGGCGATCGCTCGCATGTAGCCCTCCAGTTGGCCCGAGGCGATCATGGCGTTGAGTTCTTCCAGAGCACCGATACCTACCCGGACACTGTCGGCGATCAAATCGCCGATCCCTGCCTGGGAGATGTTGAGGAAGACTTTGTTCCACTCGTCCTGGAGATTGGAGAGCGCGCCATCCAGGGTCTTCATCCGGTTGGCCATGGCGTCGCCGAAGTTGGTCTCGCCGAGCTTGATCAGGTACTGCTCGATCTCCCCCGCGTTCTTACCCACCGTGGTGGTGACGCCCCGAAAGGTAAAACTGACCTTGTCGCCCTCCGACTTGGCCTTGATGCCGAACTCTTTGAGCCGCTCGAACTCGCCGGTGGCGGCATCGGCCACCGCTTCGATCATCTGGTTGAGATCCTTGCCCAGGGCAGACGAAGTGTTGCCGTAGCTGGTCAGGGCGCGTTCAGATGGATCGAGCCCGAAGTTGACCAGCTTGACAAACGAGTCGGTGACCTGAGCCAGGTCATAAGGCGTTTTGGTGGCGAAATCCTGAATGGCATCAAAGGATTGTTCCGCACCCTCAGCGCTGCCGGTTGCCGTGAGCAGCCCGGCGCTGAGTTTGTCGAACTCCCTGGAAACGGACACCAGCTTCTGCATCCCGGCTGCTGCCGAAACGGTGGCCAACAGCGGAGCCAGCAGACCTGAAACCGCACCGGTCAGGCCCTTGACGCTCGTCTCCGCCTGGCGGGTGCCCGCGACAAAGGATTTGACCGTGCCGATGGCGCGGTTGAACCCGGCGGTCAGGCCACGGTCCACCGCTGCCAGGATGATTTCAATCTTCGATTGAGGTGCCATTTAAACGCCCATTAACTGCTCGGTAGCGGTCAGGAAGAAACCGTAGCCGTAGTCCCAGACTCGGGGTCCGTGTCCTGCTGTAATGCAGTGGCAAATGAGTCTGTCGAGGTCCGCCGTACCTGAGCAAGGGTGTTGAATTCCGCCGCCATGATCGGCTTGATGCCGTCGATCACGATGTCGATCAACCCGATCCGGCGCACCACTCCCAAAAAAGCGGCGTTCACCTCCTCGAATGCCTGCCACAGCTCCTCGATCTCCGAGGGGTAGAGTTCCAGCAGGACCTCCTGGTTTAACTCCGGGCAGGCCAGCTGCAGCAGATTCTGGCAGCGGTCGAGCATGCTGTCTTTTGCCTTGGATTGGTCATTATTGATCAGCTCCCAGATCACCCGCACCGGCAGTTCCTTGAGAGTGAACGACCGGCTACCGATCTGGATGGTTTTGGTTTTCTGCATGGGATCTCCTTGAATGCCTGATCATCAGATCAATTGAAATGGCCAGGTCTTGCCGTTCGGGGTGATCATGGTGCCGGTGAAGGACAGCTCCGGAAAGCCGCCCTGGGCAAGCACATCAAAATCACCCTCGCCCCGGATCTGCGCCTGCCATACCCGGAGCTTGACATCGCCGCCGCCGATGTAGTTCTTGCCGTCCAGGTAGAGACCGACATTGACGATCGGCGAGGTAGCGCCGGTGATCATGGACCCGCTGGCCGCTGCCTTGTTGCCGCTGATATGGAGTTCATCGCCATCAAGGGCTGCGTTCACCAGCTTGATCAGGCCCAGGCGGGCGTTGAGTTCGTAATCGTCTCCAAGGTCATAGGTGGTGACGTCGGTCTCATCCTTGACCACACAGGTGGTCAGGTCGAGATGGCCGATATCAACCCACTTGTTCAGAATACCGGTGATCGTCGCGGTATAGGCCCCGGAAGCCGCCGTGATGTCCATCGCCGAGCCCATGAAGAAGGCGGCCACGATCCGGGGATCGTAGCGGTTCATGGTAAAAGCAATGGTCGAGCTGGTTATCCGGGTATAGGAGTCGCCGGTCTGGCCGAGGGTGTCCCGGCCGTTGAGCTTGTTCTCCATGGTTTCGGTCTCGACCTTGGGGACGAGCTTGTTGGCGTTGCCCGCCAGGTCAAAGCCGGTTGATGCCCCGCCTGCGGTGAGAAAGTCAAAGTACAGGTCGCCGCCTAAAATCATGCCCTGTTGAGCGTTTTGCATAGGGTCCTCCTGGCCAGTGCGGCCTTGTTATACAATCTTCCCCGGGACGGCCTGCATGGTCACCCGGACGGTATAGATCAGCAGGGTATCTTCCACCCTTTCATAACGGACCGTCGGTACCGCCGTGGGCAGGCATCCGGCCGGTACCGGCAGCCAGTGGATAAAGGCCGGCCGCACCGCATCGACCAGGCCGTTCATCTGGGCAAGGCCCTTGACCGGGTCGAGATAACTCACCAGGAGAGCGATCTCCCAGGTGAGCGTACGGGTTATATAGGGTGTGTTCACCTTTTCCTCGTCGGAGCTGAGAAAAAACACTGCCGAGGGCGGGGTGCTGATTGCCCGCTGGGAAAAGCCCTGGTCCACCGCCTTGAACACCTCCAGCCCCTCCAGCCGGGCCTTGATGGCGCCGCCAAGTGTGGTCAGCATCACAGCCCCCGTAGCGAGGTCCGGCTGAACAACCGGTCTTCGGCCTCAAAGCTGGCCCCAGCCAACGTGGTACCGCTGGTGTCCAACTCGGTCAGACCGGGGATAATTGCCTTGTTGGCGGCAATATTGGCCAACAAGCTGCGGGCATTTTTCGCCGCCCTGGTCACTGCCTCAGGTGTCTCCACATGCGGCCGCCTGGTGTAGAGCCCCTCAATCGCCAGGTCCAGCGACAGCCGCTGCAGCAGCGTCGGGACCGGCATGACCGGCACCGCATAACGACCGCCGATGTAGCTGTCGATCTCGGTGTCGGCGTCGGCAAAGGCACGGTCGATCGCATCGGTATCGACCGCAGCTGCCATGGCGTCATCTGTCAGCAGAATGACCGTGCGTTCATCAAGCCGCTGCAGCAGTTCGGTCAGGGAGGCATAGGCCATGGCTTAAGCCTCCAGCTCCTTGCGGCGGGCCTCGATGGCCTCGAGCACCGTCTTGCGGGTTTCGCCTTCGGCCAGCTTGGCCAGATCCTCCTTGCCCGCAGCCTTGACCAGGGCAATCATGTCCGCTGCCGGTGTCGGCTTGCCGGTCAACCCGGCCTCGGCCTCTTCCGCCTCCAGCACCACGAGCATGGGCTCGGCATATAGGATCTCAATTTGTTCCGGCGTAAAGGTGCCGTCCTTATATTCGGTTGGCTCCGCCGGATGGGCCACGCCGCAGCGACGGAAACCGTTTTGTTTGCTGGTTATGATGAGCATGTCGTTTCTCCAGAGGTCACCGGGCATGCCGGAGCATACCCGGTGTGGTTATCAATGAACGGTTACGCGCCGGTGCTGCCGTAGCTGAGCTGCCAGAAGGCATAGCCGCCAGCGGCCCGCGCCTCGGCGCCGAACTTGAATTCCTTGCGCATGAAGACGTCGTCTGCCTGGCTGTCGGTCTGCTGGACAAAGACCGGTGCTTTGCGTTCCTGGTAGATGAACGGTTTGACCGGCCGCGTGGTCACATGGAGGAACCAGGCCGTGGTGGAGGTCAAGCGGGGATTAACCAGCAGCTTGGCCGTGCCCTTGTAAGGGTTGGGGGTGTCGTCCGCCAGCTTGTCCATCTCCAGCAGCATCTTGCCCACGGTCTCCAGGGCAGGCGGTACTTCCAGGGTGTCACCGATCAGGTTGAGCGGCCGGCCCTCTTCGTCCTTGAACGACATGATCGCGAGGCGGGCAGCGCCGTAACTGGCAGCTGCCGTCGCCTGCGTTGCGGCGGACAGCACCACCGCCGAACGGTTGCTGACGCTGGCCCCGGCCACCGGATGATCGGTGTCGTAGAAATACTGACCGTCGTAGCACAGGGCGGCGAAGGCCCCGTTTTTCAGCTCGGCGTCAATCTCGTCGGGCAATTGTTTGGCGGAGTAGCCCGCTTCCTGGGCCATGGGGGCGTAGATCCCGAGGGTATCGTCCTCGATGTCGTTGCGGTCCACGGCTACCGTGGCTTCCCAATCCTCGTTGACAATGGCGTATTTGAACGCCTCGAACTGCTTGATGAATTTTTCGCCCACCCAACGGCGCATCTTGGGGAAGCGGGACAGCCAGTTGTAGTTGTTCTGGCTCGACCCAGACGGCACCAGCATGGTGGTCTGCTGCCAGATCGATGGGGCCGAATCAAAGGCCTTGTTGAAAATGGTCTTCAGGTTGATGAAGACCGCTTCCAGGTTAGATTTGTTGATAATCAAGCCGCCGACGCCCATGAGCGACAGCGCGGGAAGATCGTATCCCGCCGCGTTTGCCTCCGGGCCGAACAGCGGGATGGCGACGATGGCGGCGGCAAAAAACCCGAGCCACGTCATCAGCATGGTGTATCCAGACTTCATAGGTAGTTCTCCTTGGTCAAACGACCGGTGATAGAAAAAAGCGGGCCCTTAAAATGTCACCCAGACGCCGTCCGCATCCACATCATGCACCTTGCCGGCCACCGACCGGGTATTGGTTCCGTTGGTTTTGGCTACGGTCTGGTCGTCCACGATGTAACAGTCGTTACCGATGTCGGCGGCAACGATCAGGTCACCGGCGGATGAATTGGCAAAGCGAAAGGTGCCTCTGCGGATCTGCACTTTCTTGGCCCCGGCAAGGCCGGCGGAATTGTCCACCTGCTGCATGGCCACTCCCAGGGACTTGAGTGTGGTGGCGGTCGATCCGGGCACGGCGGCTCCGGCAGCGTTGCGGCAGACGATGGAGCCACCGTAAATTTTGGTAGTCGCCGCCAGGCCGAGGCTCAGCTCGGTGCCATCGCGGCGCGGGGTATTGCGGTCTGCGGTTAATGCCATGATTCAATCTCCTTCTTGATCGATGATGGATTGATTATTTCCCGTACTTGGCCAGATCCTCGGCGGTGTTGCCGAACATCTGCATGATTTTGCTCTGGTCCGCGTTCAAGGCGGTGGCCTGGCTGTCTTCCGCTTTTCTGTTATCTAAACCCGAGTCGGTTACAATCTTGGGCGCAGCGGCGACGAAGGTCTTGAACTGATCCAGCCCGCCTTCGGTGCGGCACATGGCGGTGTAGTAGTCCTTGCTGGCCGGGGCGATTTTACCGTCGTTCAATGCCTGATTAATGGCGGTTTCAATGGCGCCTTCCAGCCGTTCCTTTTCGCCCTGGGCAATTTTGCCCTCGGCTGTCGCGGCCCGGTTCAACGCCAGGTCGTAATCGGCACGGGGCACGAACTTGTCCACGGGCGGGGTCTGGACGCTGTTGAGCGCGGTTTGCAGGTCGGTCTGCATCGTGCCGATGGCGTTGAGCGCGGTTTCTTCGGTGGCGTCCTCGGAAAGTCCGAGTTTGGCCAGAATCTTCTTGAGCATGGCTGGTACCTCCTGTTGCTCGTGGTTAAGTGCCTTCAAGGCGAGGTTCGGTTTATTGGTCAAGCCGGCGCTGACAATGCCGACGATGGTCATGGTGGCGGGGTCGTAGGTCACCGCCGGGCTGATATAGCGGTATTCGCGGTGCAGAACCGCAGCCTCCCCTGCAGGCGTCCAGCTCTGGAGGGCTGCGGTCAGCCTGCCATCCGGTTCAACCCGGTAGTCGTGCAGCCAGGCAGCGGCCGGGGCCGGATCGCCAGCGGGTGCTTTCATCTCGCTGGCGTGCTCAAAATCAAGCACCAGATCGCAGCCTCGCTGCTTGAGCCAGTCCACCACTGCCTGGGGATTCGGGTTGTGCCAGGATCGTCCATCCCGGCCGGTGATTTTGTTGCCGGCCGGCAGCAGATCGACGCGCTCCGGCAGGGCGCTGCCCAGGAGTTCAAAATTGAGCGCCAGGGGAAGAATGGCTTTTTTCGTGTTCATCGTGTTCCTCTCAAAATCCAATTGGTCAGCGTCTCCCGGATCTCCACCAGGTCCTCATCCTGCACCATCATGAACGGCCGGGCGGGGATGTCGCCCCAGGGCAGCTTTGTGCGGCGGGTGTGGGAGCCTACCTTTGCCCACACCGGAAAGGGCAGCTCCCTGCCGAAGACCTGGCGCACCATCCGCATATGTGGTTTCACCTGCTGGCTGAAGGTGCCAAAGCTGCCCTTCCTTGCCCCGAAATGCTGTACTGCTGCGTAGACTGCGTTGGTTCCGACCCGCACTTCACTGCCCGTTACCTTCCTGGTGATCGAATTCATCAGCCGGCCGGTATCGCGCAGGGGCTGCCCCTTGCGACCCTTGACCTCCTTCCAGGGCGCCGGCCTGCCGCCCTGGGCGAAGTTGGTTCGGATCGACTCACGCACCAGGGCGCCGACAGCGGAAAGGGCGGGCCGCAGGTTGCCGGCCCGCTTGCCGATATCGCTGAGCAGTTGCCGTACCTGGCTATCGTCCACAGTGAGAGTGATGCCGCTCATAAGGAACCCCGTTTAAACTATCTTTAAAATTTCCTGTGTTCGATTGGAGCACCCTTGCCCGTGCGTCGGGGCGCGTGCTCCTGAAAATCGATTACAGCCCGTTTGCGCGGCTCTTGCCTTTCGATCAGGGAAAAGCTATATTCTTAACCAGGCGCGTGCGACACGGTGATCCCGGCCGTACCATCCGCATCAGCGGAGAGGGCTATGTGGGGAACCTGCCCGTGAGCAGGATGGGAGCCCCCACCGCGCGCCTCACTTTCCCGCCTTGTTCAACAGCCGCTGCACTTCCGCATCCCGCTTGGCCGCATCGCCGCTCAACCGGCGAAAACTCACCAGAAAGACCGACTCCCCCGAGAGCGTTGCCTTGACCACGCTCACATACCCAGGCGTTTCTTCCAGGATGTACACCAGGGAGTGCGCCGTATCCTGAATCGCCAATCCCCTGGAGATTGCCGCCTGCACCGCCACATACTCGCCGGCGGCCAGTTCGGGGTGTGCGGCCACCTGTTTGCCCACGGTCTCGGCGGAAAGGCGTAGCACTTTGGCCTGTGCCCCGATCAACCCGGCCGAAGCCTCGTCCAGCAGACCAACAGGGAAAGCACCCTGGGGATCAGCGTACCAATGAGCGAACACCGAGCCGCCGATCAGTTCCCGCAACGCCGGTTCCCGCAGCGGCTTCGCCCAGCGCTCGATCTTGTCGGCGTAGATCTCGCCCGCTCCCTCCCAGTAGGCACGTCCGGGATTGATCGCGAATCCAGGGTCGGGCAGGAGCTGCCGGGCCGGCATGCGGTTGCCGGTTGCCGGGTCGACCGGCTCCACCAGGGTGTTGGTCGGATCAATGGTCTCAACCTTGATGCCGCGTTGCTCAGCCTGCCGTCTGGTCAGCCCGATCACTGAACAGCGGCAGCGATAGCCGTTGGGCGGAAACCAGATCTTCCACAGCGGATGGTCCGCCGGCCAGGCCCTGTTATCCATGGCCCGGTGGGTCGGCCGAGTACGCGAATCGTTGATGGCCGAGTACTGCCAGATGGGGAAGACGGCCCGGTCCTCCATGAGCTGTTTGTACTGGCCGACGTTGTAGGCGGTCTGGATATTGGTGCGGAAGATGTTGTCCACCCTCCAGGCCCGCTTGCCTTCCCATCCCCTGCGCTCGAAGATCCCGGCACAGTCCTGCTTGAACTGCTCCAGGGTGGTGCCTTCGTCAATTGCCCGTAGCAGGGCGGTGAACACCGTGTCCAACTCATCGCCCTTGGCTATCCCCGAGACGGCGAAGGCCTTGATCCTGGCGGCATCGCTGAGCTTGGCAAACTCACCCGGCCCCATCTTGACCTTGTCGGCCCAGAAGGCTTGCGCCTCCTCCATGGGCAGCGGATCAAGCTTGAGCATCGGCCCTCCCGGCCATGCGTCCGTGCATCTCGGCCGCTACTATGGCCCGCTCCATCATCGACCGCAAACCGGCCATGTCGAGGCCCGGATACAACGCCACCAGGTTTTCCATGGCCTGCTCGTAACTCTCCGCCTGCAGGACTGCCTGCAGAATGGCGTTTTCATTAGCGGCAAGGTCCACACCGGCCAGGGCGGTATCGGCCAGGTCTTCCAGGGCCTGCTGTTCCGGGGTGAATTGCTGCCGCTCCATGCTGTTCTTGGCCACGGCCGGTGGCTGTTTGGTCTCCGGCGGATCTTCATCCACGTTCGATTGATTTTGAGTGCCCTGGGGCCGCAGCAGGTCCTCGGGTTTGGCGGCCGGGTCAGGATCGGGAAGGCCCAGCTTGTCGCGCATGACGGATTGTTCGACCTTGAATCCGAAAGGAACCAGCTTTTCCACGGCCTCCACCAGGGCCTTGACGTCCTCCGGTGGGATGGCCCGCAACTGGATCTCGGGGTAGTTTGCCTGAGGGCCGAAGTTGAGGTCGATAAACGGGCGGACCAGGTCGCGGTTGAGGGTTTCTTCCAAAGCCTCGGCATCGTCGTCGCGGATGTCGTCGCGTACGTTGGATTGCAGCTGCTCGTCACCGAGCTTGCCCGGAGTGCCCGAGCTGGAGGCGGTTTGGCCGAGGATGCCCTTGCTCACCTGAGCATCGAGATAGTTGGCCAGGCGCTCGAAGAAGTCCGCACTGCCGCCCTTGTTGCCCGCCTCGATCAGTTCCACCTGCATCGACTCGGGAAATACTGCCGCCGCATCGGTGCCCAGGTTGGCGACCGCTGTCTTCAGTATCCGGATCTCGTCTTCCCTAGCGGTGCTGCCGTACTTGCCGAGCCGGAGCGGCATGCCGAACACCTCGGCAAAGGCCAGCCAGTCTTTCACTGTGTAGCCCTTGCACATGTAGGCCCAGGCTGCCAGGCGGGCGATGCCGCCCCGGATCGGAAGACCCGACTTGCCCCGGTGGATATGGGTGAGAAACTTGTAGGGAGCCAGCTCGATGCCGTTCATCAGATCGGCCTCATCCCGCAGACGGATCTCCCGCCTTGCCGCCTGGTCGAACTGGAAAAAGCGGGGATCGCGCCATTCATAGCGGCCAGGCGTCCACAGCGATCCGGTCTGCCAGAGGATCTCCACTACGGCAAAGCCCTTGCCCAGGGCGTCGAGCAGATCCTTGAGCAGGCCCCGGAATCCAGGCTTACGGAGCAGCGATCGCACCGCCTCGGCCAGTTCCTTGTCGCGGGCCGAGTCGCTGTAACTTTCAACCGTGAGCGGCAGCCGGGAAACCGCCAGCTTGCGCTTGCCCAGCTCGGCCGCGTAGTGGAGATCCCGTTCTTCCATCTCCTCGGCCAGGGTCAGGTAGGCGTGATGGTCGCCGTCGGCGGCGGATCGAAGCAGGTTAGCCAACCGGACAGGGGTCAGGCCCGAGGCATAGCTGTCGTTCCAGATGGTGCGGATCCCGGTGAGGGTTGGCGCCGCCTGTTCGCGGGTCAGCTCCCGTGTCTTGACCGGACGATTGAGATAATCGTACAGCATCACTTAGTCACCATAGCCCCTTGCCGGATCCGAGCCCGGCGGTCACCTTAACCGGCCGTTCAGCCTGGTCATCCGCTTTTCTGCCCACCGGATAATAGGCGTATTCGGCCACGGTTCCGCCGGCAGCATGGATTGCCAGGGCCAGCGCCCAGAAACGGTCAGCGTGGCCGTTGTCGCTACGTTCGGCAGTGAAGCGGATGTTGCCCGCTGCCGTGGTCTCCTTGGTCACCGCCCGCAGGTCGGCGCGAATCTCCGGCCGGTAGGGAATACGAAGCTTACGGTCCTCCATCCTACCCCGCACAGGGTAGGCCAGGGCTTCCTTGACCTTGGGCGTGAAGGTCACGGTCTCGACCCGGTACGATCCGAATTTTTTTTGAGCATCGTCACCCCAGCCGATGCCCAGCCCGGTGTAATCCAGGCAGGTCCGGTCCATTTGGGCCATGATCGGCCAGAGGATGGCCTCCTGGTCCGGCTTGCTCATCTTCTTCAGTTCCACCACCATGCGGGTGTAAAGGACGTCGCCGAGCAGTTCGAGCACCCACAACACGGTCAGATCCTTTTGGCGCCCGATGTCGAGCCCGGCAAACAGCCGCCCCTCTGGCCGGTTCACACTGCAATCGATCTCCCAGTTTTCGGCCTGGCCATACTCGCAGGCTGCAATCAAGTCGTATTCGAGGAAGGCCGAGGCATCGTCAGCGGCCACGCACATGTATTCCTGCTGAAACGATTCCTCGTCGGCGCAGCCCGATTTGATGAAGTCGAAATACTCTGACTCGGTCATGGGCTTGACTTCATGATCATCCGGCAGGGACTGCTGCAGCTTATACAAAAAGCCCTGATCCAGAGCGTCCTGCAGGGTTACCCGGTGCAGGCTGATCTTCTTGGGATTGTCGTGCTCGCGGATCTCGCGGATTAGCTGGTTGAAGAAATTGTGGCTGCCGCGATGGGTGGAGATCACCTCCATGTTGCCGCCCCAGGTGATGCCTGGATAGGCGATGGCCCACAATTTGCGCGGGTCCGGATGAAGGGCGAACTCGTCGAGAATACGGCCGCCGCGCTTGCCTGCCTGGGCGTCCGGATTGCTGCTCATGCTGTGGATCCGGCGGCCATTGGCGAAGTGGAGCACATAGGCCGATATTTTGCGTTCCTGGTCGATGACCATTTCGCCCAAATCCTCGGCAGCCAGTTGCAGCAGCTTTGCAAACATCTTGCAATCCTCGATCACCAATCTGGCCTGGAGATCGTCCCGGCTGGAGATCCACTGATCCCACTTGGCCCCGGCCTCGGCGGTGCGTTCGTCGGCGGCATAGGCGGTTGACCACGAAAGCCCGATCTGCCGGGCCTTCTCCATCAGCTTCAACCGGCTGCGATCGACAATCCAGCGTTCCTGGTAAGGCAGGAAGAGGCCGTCCGGATTGACCGGTTTGATATTTGCGCCGCCGTGGCTCATGTCGCCATCCTCAGGATGTCACGCCTGATCACCTGGATCGTCTCCTCGGATATCCCTGCTTGTGCCGCAGCCTTTTTGACTGTGTCGGCTGCATCGCTCAGGGCCTTGGCTCGGGCATCCGCAACATGTTTTTTGACATTGATCGAGGCCGTAGCCAGGTTGCTGATTGCCCTGGCCAGCTTTGCCAGGATGGTGCCGTCGATGTTGTCGGTGTCGACCTCAAGGAGCAGATTGAATAGCCGTTCCTGGCAGAGCCCGGTCAAAGCCTCAAGCATGGTGCCGTCGTTCTCGCCCATGGCGGCCGCCACGGTGCGGGCGCTTTCGGTGGCCAGCTTGAGGGCTTGCAGTCGGGGTTGCAAATCGCCGGCATGGTAGCGCTGCAGGGCCGAATCGCTGATCTTGAACCCCTTGGCCTTGAGTTGCTCTTCCAGGGCGGCGAACTGCTGGCCGCCGTTAGCGGCGAGGGTTTCGTCCAGCCAGGCTCGGATCGGCTCCGGCAGGGTATAGACCTTGTTCTTGGGCGGCATTTTTTTAGCTCACCAGTATTTGTTGGGCCGGGCGATGCCGGGTTCGCAGTCCACGGTGTATTCCACCAGGTCGACGCCGATCCGGGTCAGCTCGCCATGCCAGCTGGGGCCGCCGGCCCCCTTGATCACCACCAGCTCCCGGCACTCCAGGTATTTTAGCTCGTTGCGCAGCTCCCGCATGGTGCAGTCCGGAACGATACCCTGCACGGTGGAGAGGATGACCGCCTCGGAGGTACCCAGCGGCCGCGCCGAGTTGAGGGTGAGGAGGATGTACCAGCGCAGGTTCTCCCTGCGGGCTTTGTCCGGGTCGATCATTGGGCCTTGGTTTGGCATCGGCGGCACTCCAGTTGTCTGATATCGGTGGCCAGAGCATCGAGCTTGGCATGGGTCAGGGTCTCGAAACGGATCATGTCTTCCCGGCGGTAGTAGTCAATCGGCAGCCGTCCGAGGAAGGCCAGGTATTCCTCTCGGTGCTGCTGTAGCCCGGCAACGGCGCTGTTGGCGGTATTCGATGCGGTCGTGACCCGGTCCTCGATATTGGCCACGGCCCGGCCCAGCAGCCACTTGATGATACCGATCAAAAAGCCGGTCCAGGCCAGGGCAATGCCGGTGAGCCAGGCCAGGGCCTGCCAGTTGATCTCGACACTCATCGCCGCCCCCGCTGCTGCCGCTCCAGGGCCTCCTGGCAGCGCAGGCACAACCGGCATCCGGGCATGGCTTGCCGCCGTTCCTCGGCGATCGGCTCGCCGCAGTCCAAGCACTTCCTGGCTGCCTCGCCCTTGGGCAAGGCATAGGCCCTGGCCGAAAGCAACCGCCGCAGTTCCGCTTCCTGCCGCTCCTGGGCGAAATCCACTTCGTCCATCAGGCCTGCGGCTCCTTGTCTTTTCGAGCAGTTCCGGCGAATTGTTTCAGCAGGTCAGCGGCAGCGTTCTTCTCCACCTTGTGGCCCAGACCAACCAGGCCGAAGCCGAAGAGGATGGCCTGCAGGCCAAGGCCGAACAACACTTCCTTCAATTCCGTGGCCATCAGGGCTATGCCGATCATCGCTAATCCCAACAGGCAGGATCCGCCGGCTGCCGCCCAAGTCTTCCATCCACCCATCATAGATTGGTCACTCCCGGACCGGCGCACCCGTGCAGGAGCAGGAAGAGCATGACCGCCACGATCATTCCCGAGATGGTCGCCAGGGCGATCAGTTCACGATCCCTTTTTGGTTGATTGCTCATTGTTCACCTCGTCGTTGGTAGACTGACGTTTCCACTGCCAGATCGCATGCAGGCCTTGCAGCCAAGCCACACGGTCAGCGGTTTTTCTTGGCCGGCCGCGCCGCTTAGGTGCGGGCGAACACGCCGGGGAAGTCTTCATGCTGGCTCCAGTTTTTGTAATGGATGTACTGCTCGCCGTTCTGGCACTTGACCAGGAGACGCGGCGACCGGTGGGTCAGGCAGGTCAGGCAGGCGCGCAGGGTGTTGGGTCCTATGCCGCCGTCAACGTGCAGATCCGGATAGAGCCGGTCCCGGTTATTGAGGGCGTTCAGTGCCCGCTGCAGGAACTTGATGCCGTTGCCCGGCCCGCAGTTGACCGAGGCCTCGAACAGCTCCTCGGCGACTTCCGGACTCACCGGGTCGATCAGGTGGCACTGCAGCGGCCGCCAGAACTCGGTGTGGTAAAACTCCCGCACCAGGTCGGCGAGATCGGTCACCAGGGAAAGCGGCTCGTTGTGTTTGAGGCACTCATCGATCAATGGCCAGCCCAACCACCAGGGATGCTTATTGCGGGCTATGCCCATGTAGGTCTCACCGCCCTTATCCTTGGGGTTGTTGGCGTAACCATCCTCGTGCTGCATTGTGGTCGCGAAAGCGTGGGTAAAGCTCATGGCCCCTCGTCGTCGGATAAACGCGGACGAGTATTTGACGCCAATTGGTGTCAAAGCCGGCCACTTTTTATCTGGATGAAAAAGCTAACCTCGAGCAGAGGCGGATCAGGAGACCCGCCCCTGTCACAAAGGAAAGGAGAATGCATGGCCCAGCCGGGCCATGTTGATGAGGGAACTATAGGAGAGATGGCGGGAGGCAATCAGCCTGTTGGATTGCAGTGGTGAAATTGCAGTGGTGGAGCGAGAAGAATGACGGCCAACTATTTTTGCCTGTGTGATTTTGATGAGCGCCGCGCATTGTCAATATGATTTATGCGTGGTACACCTCTCTTTGTTGATTGGGGTTGCTGGTGGCAAAGGATTGCCTCGAAAATATCGAATGTAGGTTTGTCTATATCGTGACTCAATACAACATCGTTGTGCTTGAAGGTGTTGCCGCTAACTTTGACAGCACCCGAAAGGAGAAAGCAACTTTCAACGCTGTTGGTGACGGCATCTTTATAGTTGCTGGGCGCAAAATAAACAGAAATAAGATGATGTATGCCAAATTTTTATGTGTAATCTAGACTTTAGTTAGATGAAAATTCTAAAACCTTCTTGAAAAAGAACACCGGGAGACTACAAGAAAGATGAGGGTATGGTTCTCGTGGTCGACTTACAGGAGCAGGCTTCAATCATCCGCAAGCTGGATGGGGTAATAGGCCATAGTGGTGAGCATTAAAGATAAGGAAGTTGACCGCAATGCTATATAAAGAATATCTGAATGCAGCGAGGAAGCATGAATACACTTGCGATGTGATATATGAAAAAATTAAAAAGAATGATTGTTCCTCGTGTCAGAAAATGTGTCTTATGCTTAATTTATATTATCTATCAGGATACATTATTGAATGTATCATTAAATATGCTATTTACGATTTAGTCGGCCATAAAAAGGAAGATGATATCAAGAAATTGAATAAAGGTGGCCTAAGCTACGACAAACACATAAAATATCACAGGTTTGAAAGATATTCTGAACATTTAAATAGATACTTATCCGTCAAAATTCCATTGATAAATGATTGTTCAGGAATTGACAGGGAAATAATACAGTTATTCAGCAAATGGGATTCTGAATTGAGATATGAATATTACAATAATATTAAAGATGTTAGGCATTATGAAAATTTCTACAAGTATGCGAAGGAAATATATAAACTTATTAGATTAAATACTAGAGGATAATCATGATAATTGCATTTGAAGAGCTAAGAAATCTTGATGATAAGCTGTCTCAGTATAAAGACAAAGGAATTCTTGTTGATTATAGAATTGTCCTTAAACTTAACATGACTGCAAATTTATATATTGTTTCAAATCCTATAAATAATGATTATATAAATAAATTAGTTTCAAGTAATAAAGTAACGATAAATACAGAATATTTAACTGAAGAAGAATTTAACATTGATGAATATTACAAATCTCTTTTTTATTCAACAAAAACTCTCGACTTTGGTCTAAGAAGAACCTTGACAAATGTGCTAGATGGAGAAAATGGTGTAAAATTAGAAAGTTGCCCGATAGTATCCTTTTATAGCTTTAAGGGTGGCGTTGGAAGGACAACCGCTCTAGCATTATTCGCTTCGTTTTATTCTATTATACATTCCAAGAAAGTTTTTGTAATTGATTGTGACTTCGAAGCGCCTGGGCTTATAAATTTTTATGGTATTAAGAATGAGGATATTCCAAAGAATGGAATAGTTGAGTATATAAAAGATAAAGAGGCTAATATACAGTGTAGCCTTAGAGATGATTATGTTTACGAGATATCAAAAAAATATTCTGGAGATGGCCAGATATATTTACTTTCAGCTGGAAACATATTCGATTCTGCAGATAGATTGGATTACATTGAAGCTTTGTCTAGAGTAGATTTATATAGCAGTACAGTTGTAACTGATCAATTTTGCGATATTATAAACGATATTAACAGAGAATATAATCCTGATGTTATACTTATAGATTCAAGGACAGGGTTCAATGATATTTTTGGTATTGTTGGCAATAAACTCTCTGATATTGTAGTAGGATTCTTTGGAAATAACGCTCAAAACAGACCAGGTTTACATTTTTTTCTTGAAACACTGTTAAATAATAAACGAAATATAAATTTAATTTTAGTTCTTTCTATAATATCCTCATCTTTTAATAAAGAGCTTAGCTCTTTTAGAGATAAAGTGTTTGAGCATATCCAAACAAGTATGGAGGGTGAGCTAGACAGCATGCCTGCATTGCCAGTATTTTATCTCTCCAGATACCCTAGCCTGGAACGAATTGGAACAGAAGAAGAAGATCCAGAAGATTTTGTCACCATTATTGAACGTCGCATGCTAAGCGATTATCAAGACTTGTTTGATAAACTCAGTGACCAAATATTCACCTCAAAATTCGATCAAGCTCAAGAAGCATGCCCAATAATACCTTGTGAAAGCGAAGAATTGAGAAGCGAGCCCATCTCGGCAACGAGTGACGACATGTCTCAATTGAAATTTTCGATTTTGAGGAAAGTGATTGATAACTTCCCAGAAGCGTATGCAGAGAATGTTAATTTCTCTGATAATTTTTTGAACGCGCAATTTTATTTTCGAAGATGCATGGAGGATGTGTTCAACCAAGACAAATTTCTTTTGCTTGGAGGCAAGGGAACTGGCAAGACTTTTTTTTACCAAGCGCTTCGGGAACCAAGCTTTTTCATAAACCTCCAAAAAAGATCTCAGAAGGAACATTTGAAATACAAGGTAATTAACGTAATTTCATTACCAAATGAATCTGGAGTTAAGAACAAATTTATTGATATAGCTGCACGTTTTCGATTGTCAGAAATTAAAGATGAGGAATTTTTTTACAGAAGATTTTGGGAGGTGTTTATTTGGAATTCTATTAGGCTTGAAGATCAATATACTGGATTTGCATCCAACTTAGACTTTGAAGTTAGGCCAATCTACGACGACGACACTACGGCCAGATATTTGAAAAATTACATGGATGATGATGGCTATTTCAGTAAAATAGAACAAGAACTTTATGATATTGATACTTATTTTAAAATAAATGACCTGTATGGATTGATTTTATTTGATCAGTTGGACAGGATGGTAAAGCCGAATTTATGGGCGAAAGCAATTGCGCCTCTTATACGCTACAACCAGTCTATGAATTTTTCTAGGTTATTTCCTAAGTTATTTCTCAGAAGAGATCTTTTTAACAAACTTGGAAATCTGACAAACAAGGAATCATTAAAACTTCAATCAATTGATTTAGAATGGTCCAAAGAAGAATTATTTGCATTTTTTCTTAAAATAGTATTTGCCTACTCTAAACAAGATTTTATTAATTATTGCTATCTTGTAAGAATGATAAGTAATAGTAAACTTAAAGAAATTAATCGAAGAATTGATCGTATAAATAGCTACAATCAATTACCCCCAGAAGAATACTTGATAAAACCATTGGTCGAGATTTTTTTTGGGAAAAATGCAGATGTTGAAGGTAAATATGGTGAAATGTACGATTGGATACACAGAAACCTTCGAAACGCAGATGGAACAATCAGCCTGAGGCCATTTCTTGATCTTGTCAAGTATGCAATCGAGAAGCAATATGAGAGGCCTGAATTAAATGATACCAGTTGCCCAATTCTTTCTCGTCAATGTTTCAACGCAGATGTTAGGGCAAAAGCAGTGGAAAGACATTTTAAGGATCTTGCTGATGAGGAAGGTAATGAGAATCTGCGGATCATCATGCATGATATAAAAGATGACAAAGTGCCTAAAGATCTGAAACAATCTTCACTAATTCAAGATGACTTTGAAAAGCTCCTTCTATCTGTTATCCAAAGACATGAAGAATTGAAAAATGAGAACCTAATCGAATTGGAAGAAGCTCTAAAACTTAATGGAATTATTTTCGTGAGGCATGTAGCAGGCGGTAAAAAAAGATATTCCTTTGCATATTTATATAAATATTACTTGGGGTTGCGTACACCTAAAAAAAGGTACTCGAGATTTAGGGACAGCAAGTAAACGGCGCAACCTAATTTTATTCTTTATTTTCATGGTGTTAGATCTGAGTCATGTAAACAGCCTCACTTGAATTGTGTCGACAAGTCTATACGCTTCAAGCGTTTGTTGCATTGGCATGTGCGCGGATACCGAACATCCCGCGCGCATTTAATTGCCAGTTTTATCTTTATCCTTGGCCCCTCTTGCTTAATTGTTTGGTGCCAGTGATTTCCGTCATTGCATTTGCTATACTACAGATAATACTTAACAATATGCATCTTCTAAGCATTTCACTATTTTGATCACCACTCCTGTTTGATCCTCAAAACAACCGCAACTGCCGTCCATCCACCTTGCCCAAAATATACCAGATCTGCCGCTCCTGCAGGCCATACTTCCGGGCCAGCTCAATCCCCGAGTACCGACCGGTGTCGTAATCCCGGCGGATACAGCGGTCCCGCCAGCTACGAGTCCAGGTCTTCCAGCCGTAGATCCGCACCGGGGTGCCGTCAAAGCGCTGTGCCAGGATGAGGGCATTGCCTATACCGATCAGTTCGGCCACGGTGCGCATATCGCCACTCAAATCTTCGATCCTGGGCCAGGCGTCTGGCGGCAGATCAATGATGTCTTCCTGCCTGCTCACTTCTTTCCTGTTCCTCGGTTTTTCAACCGATGCTCCAGATCGGTGATCAGCACATGCAGAGCCTCTCTATCCTCCATCCATTCGAACCGGTCTATCCCGAACTGTTTTTTGACCCTGGCTTGCAGCTTGGTCATGTCGTAGCCCAACTCGTGCCACAGGGCCAGCACCTTGCGCTGCTGACGGGCCGCCGGGCCGGGCTTGATCTCGATGAACTGCTCACCGGTTTTCATTTTCTGGCTTTTACCGGCTGGCTTGGGCGTCCATCCCTTGGCTTTGAAAAGCCCGATTAGTGCCATGGCCTGCTGCTCGGTTAGATCCTTTGCTGATTCCACCTGGAAATTGAGTCGCAGGATGTCCCTGTAGGATTCTTCGGTCAGAGCCAGTTCTTTTTTTGCGATGTGGATTCTCGCCAGTGCGCTATTGCTCGGGGTCATGTGGATCTCCATGCTGTGCAATGTACTTGCGCATGATCTCGCTTAAGCCCTCTTCCGAGGGCGGCCTTGATACCCTGTGGGTTCCGTCGGTCTCTTCTTTTCGCTGTTGCTGCTCCCGCTGGGCATCTGCCTGGTTCGCCAGCTTGTAAACGATGGACCGGAGATAGTTGTGGTTCTTCATCGGCAGATCCAGGTTTGCAGCCAGCTCCTGCATCCGCTCCATACCTATTACCCAGAATGATGGAGAACAGGGGCGATCTGTTTTGCCCTTTTCCGTGACGTATCCCTTTATTGTCAGGGCAACCAGTTCCCTGGTCAACCGTTCCGCCTTTGAGGGCTGGATCGCGCACCCGGAATCAGGCCGGAACAGGGAGAGGTATTTGAAAAACGGTTTCTGCACCTCATAGGGCAGTTCGGCGAAGACCTGGAGGAGTTGTCCGCCTTCCGCCGCATCCACAAAGCAGCTCACGGGTGCCTTGTAGGCGCACCGTGGACATTTTCCGTCAGTGGGCATTGCCCCTGCCTTTCATTCGTTTTCTCTCACCACGAAATTTTATGCCAGACCATTCGTGCATCTCTTCTCCTCTTACGCATAGCTGCTCATCAGGATCAAGCCGCCACGCTTGATCGATCCGGGCCGGTGTTGTCGATGCGTCGGATCCGCCCCATGCGGACCCCGTCACCGGCCGGGATTTCGCTGTTATTTATGGAGGATAATCCCCAGTACTTTTGCCGTCCGGTCGAGCCTCTTGGCGGCTGCTTTGACCTGGCCTGTCGAGACCTGACCGCTTTCCCCCGGCCAGGGCATCTGCACCGCCCTGATCTTCTCCTCGCACTCCGGACACAAACTCTCCTCATTGATCTTGCAACCGCAATCGGCGCAGAGGCGGTGACCTTCGGCCTTCACGGCAACACCTCCACCACTTTGGCGCTGGTCCAATTGTGGACCACGATCCGCCAATTTCCATGTCGCAGCTCCGGGCAGCGGTCGGTGAGAAACCGCCACAAGCGGTGATTGCCCGCCGCGCCTAGCCCCTCGACCTCCTCAAGGATCATCCGGTCGTACAAGTCGAAAAAGCGGTCCAGTAGTCCTTCCGGAATTTCGTACACCCGGCCCGCCTGGGTGGTGGGTGGTTCCGGCCGGTAGATGGACTCATGCGTCGCGAACCGTGCCCGCAGTTGGCCGATGGACCGTTTCAAATCCTCCAGCGGCCCCATGTCATACTCCCGAAAAATCAAGATTGATCTGTTGCAGCTTGTCCTGGTCGCCTCTCTCATAAAACCTGAAATAGATGCGGGTCCCGGTGACGGTGATGGCATCGCTGATTGCCTCCATCGCCGACTTCCACTTCTCGTCGTCTATCTTCAGCTTCCGCAGCCCAAGTATCCGTTTGGTATTGACATTGCCTTTTTTGTCCACCTGAAAAGCGTTTTCGACCAGGGTGCGGATCTTCGAGTCGGAATGCTTCGTCCACTCCCGCAGGCATTCGTCGACTAGCGACTTTGCGACGTGCAACCGTTCGTCAAACTCAATCAGTTCGCTGATATCCCTGGAGACCTCCATGGTACCGTCGAAGCTCTTCAACCCGATATTTCCCTTTTCGCCGCCCAGGACTGCTTTGTATTGCTCCGCCGACAGGTCGACAAACGCTTGAAAGTCGTCGCGGACATCCGCCTTGAACGCTTTCAAGATTCCTTCGAAAGACTTGGCCTTGGCGACCATGCGGCCAACGAACTCGTCCCGCGCCAGATCAATCTCCTGGATGCTCTCAATCGGCACCAGATGACCAACAGCGTTTTTCTTGTATCCATCCGGTATTGTTTGTGCAGTCGTCATACTCCCTCCGTGGTGGCTGGACCGATCAACACATCAACCTGCGCTGCATAGTTGACCAGCCGCTGATATTTCTTGATTTTCACCGCTGTAAGTTCGCAGGCATAGCCGATGTTGGCGAGTTGGGTGTCGTCAGGGGCAAGCCCGCATTCAACGATCAGGTCCCAGACCCGCGCGGCCTGCTCGAGTGCGTCATCCCGGAAGCCCTCAATCACTGTTTGAGTGCATAGCTGTCGCTGCAGATCCAGGGCGACGTCCCAAGCTTGGACCAGGGCGTCTTGTCCATGCTGATCAGGGCCGTGTATATTGAGGGATGCCCTCAATAGGGTGACGCTTTCGAGAATACCTTTCAGCTTCTCCATGCTTTCAAATCGTTCTTGATCGTTCATGAGCTTCTCCTTGTTGCGGCCCGTCTCCACAAGGTGTATCGTGTGGTCGTAGCCAGGTTCCCTATTCCTGTGCTATTGCGTCTCTCCGGCCGGGGAATGTTCCCCCATTTCCCGGCCATCTTTTTTATCCTCATGATAAAGCCCGTGCCACCAGCACACAGGCCCCGTACCCCATGGTCAGGGCCGATACGATCAGCAGCGTGAAGCTGACGCCGCTCATCAAGATGCCGGCCGCGCCCACCGCAAAGGCCGAGCGGGGCAGCCAGCGATACATTCCGTCCGGTATCCAAATTCGTCGTTTCATTTGTCTTCTCCTTTTTTCTTGTTAAAATTTCAGGCAGTTTCCTGTGCTTGCATGTCCGCCTGGTAAACGATTGCTTTACTCCTCTTCCTTCGGGTCTCCGTTGAACGGGCACACCCGGCACCGCTGGTACATCATCACCCGGTAAGGATTAGCCGTGGTGAAGGGTTTGCGCCGTTCCTCAACGCAATTCGGGTAGGCAATCGTGCCCATGACCGGGCAGTCGACCTCTGACCTGCCAAAGACCTCTTCAACCCTGGTTAAAAACCCGTCTAACTGGCCGTTGTATTGACCGGAGAGCACCTGCGAGATCGTTGCCGAGCTGTATCCGAGTAGCTTAGCAGCCTTGGCCTGGCTCCCCAGTTCAATCACCGCCTCACGCAGCAGTTCGAGCCGATCATTGTTGGTCATGGTCCACCTCGCCGGCGCTGCTCCACCGTACCTTCTGCTGATTCGGGTCCCAAACCCGCTTGGTCCGCTGGATCTGTGGTGCCATCGGCCCGGTATAAGCGGTCGGCAGAAACATGTAGCTGCTGCCGGTTTTGCGCAAATATCCCGCCTTACAAAGATGCTTGGCGTAATCCTCAGCGGTCGATTCTTTCACCAGGCAATCGGGCAAGCTTGCCGCTACGGCCAGTTCGCGGGCCGTGAAGGTGCGCATGATCCGCATGGCCTCCCACATGTTCTTGCGTCCGTCGCCCTGGGTGACCGCTGTTCCGTCCTTGCGGACTCTCGGGGCCTCTACGCCTACATCCTTGATCAGCTTCCAGCAGACCGGCTCGAACCTGTGTTCCGCCTTGGTCGACCGCTCCACGTAACCGGCGGTTTCAAGCCCCTGCACATATTCCCGCACCGTGTCCAGGCTCAACACTGTTTCTTCACGCAGCTCCCGCAGGGTGAAAACCTCCAGCTTCCTGATCGCCTCCCAGAGTGCCTGGCGGGAATCGAGCCCGTTGCGCTTGTCCATCGGTTTAAGCGCCATGCCGCCTCCCCCTGGCGCCGCCCACCAGGAATTCGCGGCTGCCCCAGTCTTTCATGGAAACCGACTCCAGGCCGACATCGGCGGCAAAACTGGCAACCTGGGCCAGGTTGAGGCACACCCGGCCGGCAGAGCCGTCGCTCACTTCGGTGATCCGGGTAAGCAGGTCCTGGCCGATCTCCACCTCGGGGTGATACAACCGTCGCAGATGGGCCGCGTCCTCAATATCCACCGGCACCGCCTGCACCCACTCCAGGACCCGGCGGTGGAACCGTTCCCACCGCTTGAGCTTGTCGTAGACGTTCTGCTCGCCGATCAGCAGAATGACCGCGCCGGATCCCTCGAAGATGTCCCGGATCAGCTCCACGCTCTTCTTCTCCACCAGCTTGTCCAGCTCATCGACAATGAGCGGCCGGCCGCTTTTGGCCATCTGCTCGCACACCTGTTCGGCCATCTCCCACACCCGCTTCTTTGGATGGATGCCCATGGTCTGGAGGATGTAGTGGAGGATGGCCCGGCTGTTCCAGGTCTCCTGGCACTGGATATAGTAGCCCCGGTGCTTCAGGCTGACATAGGTGGCCGCCTTGGACTTGCCCCAGCCCGCCGGGCCGTACATGCACACCATGCCCGGCAGGTGGCCCGGCCGCTGCATGGCCCGTTCCACCGCGCTGGCGCACAGGCTGACATTGGCCAGCGGCGCCACCGTATAGGCGGTGAAATCCGTTTTCTTGCCTTTTTCCTTCATTGGCGTTACTCTCCTTGTTGCTGACGTTTCGTCTTAGCGAATGGAAGCATTCCCCTAGGAGCCGTGTTGCACCACGGCTCCTTTTTTATCCCTGCTGCCTACCCAGTTGCGCCTCCACCTCGGTGAACGTCCGGAAGGTGGAAGAATTTCTGAAACTCTCGTAAAACCGCATGGCCCGTTCCTCCAGGGCCTCACCTTCCCGCAGCCATCCATCCAGTTTCCGCCACAGCCGAAACATGTCGCGATCGTTGTGCGGGATGGTGAAGGCCTCCGGTGCGTTCATTTCCACCGCCAGCCTGGCCCTGGCCGCTGTCAGATCCGGCCGCTCCTCGCTTTTGACGGGGAAGGCGAGTAGTTCGCCCCGTTGTTTGGGCTGCGGTGCCGGCGTGAGATCGATGATTATCCTGCCTTCCTCATGGATCAGGTCAAGCTGCTGTTGCTTGATTTCGGCCCGCCGTTTGGTGCGCCGTTCCTGCGCCTGCTCCACCATGGTCTTGGGGAAGAAGTCGATCCGGTTCTTCTCGAACCAGGCGTAACAGACCAGGCGGCCTTGCTGGTCCCAGATCTGCACCTTGGAGGCGTCGTTGGGAAAGTAGGCCACATGCACCGTTTCGCCCTCAATGTGGGCCAGGTCGCTGTTGTAAAAGTGATTGTTGCCCAACTGCACCATGGACCGGACCACCTTCCGCTCCTCCCTGGGCAGCCACAGGATCTCGATCTCCGCCTCGGTGAGCTGGTGTTCCCTCGGGTCCCAACCTTCGGCCACGTGCCAGGCCCAGCATTCCAGGGGCGACATGTGCCGTTTGCGGCCGGTTTCCGGATCGTTGAGCTTGGGCAGGCTGGTGTGGGGCCTGCGGTTGTAGGCGTCGACCGTCTCCTGGCAGAAGTCGAGGAACTGGGGCCAGCTGATGAGGTGCTCGCACTTGCCCTTCTTCTCCATGTCTCGCTGCATCACCATGTAGAGGTTCCGCTTGGTGCTCTTGTCCATCTCTCGACCGGTAAAAGTGGCCAGTTCCTTGGCGCTCCGGATCCACATGGTCCGGTTGGGTCGTTCGATCACGCCGTGTCCTTGGGGGTTACCTGGTCGGCCGGTGGTGAAGGTGGTGCCGATCCGGGTGAACAGTCCGGTCTTGTCGTCGGTATTGACGCCTGCCATGTTGCCGGAGCCGCCGTCGGTGTAGACGATGTCGAAGATGCCGCCATAGGGTTTCGTCTCGCTCACCATGGCCGCGTCGCGGATGGCGCCGGCGACCGTGAGCGCTGATTCCGCCAGGCCTGCCGACCAGCCGGTCACTACCTTGGTGGCCACGTCGATGATCGCGCACACCTCGGGATGGAAGGGCCGGCCATGGACCGGGTGCGCCACCTTGGCCTTGTAGCTGTGGCCGTCGCAGCAACCGATGGTCATCGGCCGGTAGCCGCTGGTATCGCGTTGCCAGTAGCCTTTCAGGGCCTGGTAGGCGGCACCGGTTTTGCGGCCTTTCTCCCGTTCCAGCCGGGAGCGCTTGTTGTGGAAGCGGAGCACCTGGTGGTAAGAGGGCATGGCCATGTTCTCGGGCAGGATCTTGGCCATCTGCTCCATGGCCTCGGGAATGGTCGGGTTGGATGGCCGTTGGTAGCACTGGATGAAAAAACCGGCCCATTCCGGGAAGGTCGTTTTCTCGACCGCCCTTGGAGCAAGGGCCGCGATGCCGTAGCGCCGCACCGCCCGTTGCCAGCCCAGGATCAGGGAGCGGGAGAGGGCGCGTGTCTCTCCCTTGCGGGCATTAGCCAGAACCACACATTGCATCAGATGTTCCGGCAGGGCCTCTTTCCTGGCCATCTCCACCATGGCATCAACGGCCCGGTTAGTGCCGTGCAGTTTCTGGAGCTGTTCGAATTCGCGGAACAAGGCCACACGGGCCTCGAAGATCTCCCGCTGCCAGCCTTTCAAACTGGTCAGCTTCTGGTCGGTTTGCTCCTTGATCACCAGGTCTTTGTCTTTGGCGGGCAGTGGGGTGTGGCGGAAATGCAGCGCCGCCTGCGTCTCGGAGGGAAGGGAAGAGAGGTGGTATTCCTTGCCGCCGCCCTGGCCCTGGCGGTATTTGGCGAACCAGTGTTCGCGTTTTGCCTTCTTTATTGTTCCTGGAATTGATGATGGCATGCCAGGAAGGCCTGACAGTTCGGAGGCCTGATACCAGTCTTTCATGCTGCCTCCATCATGTCGTCGGGCAGCGCCAAATGCTTTTCCGGGCATCCTTTTTCCTTCAACCAGGACAATACGCGACGGTTGTTTTCACTTCCCTCAATGGTCGCCCACACCGTCTTGTTGTCCCGGTAGCCGAGATCCCTTTGAATGGCGACCATGCGAAGTCCTTGCCGCCGCAGCCATACCTTTATTTCGACGCTGTTCCGTTTCATGGCTGGCTCGTTACGCTTGGATATTGTTAGCCTCAAGCATCAGGTCCTGATAGACCGCTTCCCCTTGCTCGCCGCTCTCGTACTCGCCGAACACCAGCCATGTCCCGGCTGATTCCATCTGCTCGATCAGCTTTTTATCCGTGCTGATCCGGAAGATGCCGAACCCTGCGGCGATGAGTTTTTCCAGGTTCCTGGATCGCCAGACGATCTTTTTGTCCCTGATGGTTTGCTCCCCGCACTCGCCAACGGCCTGGGCCAGGGTGGCAAGGGCATTGAACACCACATTTCTCGGAGTGTTTTTCCAGTCAAACCTGCGCTCTTCCTCGATCTGCTCAAACAGTGTCTCCCACGCCTGGGTGAATTCTGCGGATTGGCGGTTTTTGTCCGGCGCCCCCTTTTTCTTCACTTCCTCTCCGGCCATCCTGATGGTGCTGGAAAGTTGTTCGCCCTTGAATTCCTTCACCGCGTTTTTCACCGCCCTGGCCGTAATCTTGACCGGCGTTTCTTCCTCTTCGTTGGCCCGTTTGGCCTCGATCAGCTGCTGCCATACCTGCTTTTGTTCATCCGTACCCAGCCGGGACAACTCCCTGGCTTGTGATTCGTTTGCCGGCAGCAGTTCCCAATCGACCGATCCGTCGTCCTTGACACCAATTGGTGTCAAATTCTCGATTACCTTTGCGGCAGAAACCAAACGATCCGCATGCTGATAGGCCATGTCCCATATTTCACGGCAGTATCCTTCCCAGGTGCGTCCTTCAACCGTCCTGTACAGCCGGTTTTCCCGGATCTCCCGCAGGGCGTTGCCCACCGCGACAAAGGCCAGGAAGTTTTCCTGGATCACGGACTCGAGGTCTTGCAGACGGGTCTGTTCAACGGGTGACAACGGTTTTTCCTGGACAATCATTTCCATGCCTTCTCCTTAGAGTTCAGCTTCAAGTTTTTTCATTTTGGCGCGGACATCCTTCACCCGGTGATAATGCTCCGCCCAAGCCAGCAGCTTCGCCTGCTTCTCGTCAATCACCCGCCATCCCAGCGGTGCCGCCAGCACCTGCATCGGTTCGATGCTGTCCACCGCCGCGCAGAACACCGGCAACCCCTTGGCCGGGATCACCCGTTCCTTGTCTTCAGGGTTCAACCATTTTTCCAGCGTTGCCAGGGTCAGGTTCGGCCCGGTGCCCTTCACCAGCCGCACCCCGTAGCGATCGGCCAGCTGATTGATCCGATCGCAAAGCTCTTCCCGTGAAAGTCCGGTGGCGTCGGCGGCCTTGGCCATGGCGGTCTTCAGGTCGCGCAGCACGTTGAGGGTGGGGCCATGACTGAACAAACCCAATTGGGTGACCATTACTTCTTCTCCGCAAGCAGCCGACCGGCCAGCTCAACAGCTTGTACCAGGGTGAAAAAGGTGTATTTGTATCCTGCTTTGCCCAACCAGCGGCCATCAACACGCAACCGGTAATACTGGTTCCAGTATTCTCGGGTGCGCAGTAGTGGATGCGGGTGCATGGTCTTTCGGTACGGGTTCCAGTTTCGCCGCCATTGCTCGGCGCTGTAGAGTTCAATTCTTAGTGATTTTTTGCCCTGTGCAGCGGCATTTCCCCACCGCCACACAATGTCGGGAATTCGAATTTCACTCATGATTTCCTTCGTTCGTTTGACCGGATCAATTATAGATTTCCTTTTAACTTGCGCTTAACTTCATGTAATTTCTTCCTATTTTTACCGACACGTCAACCTTTCGACCATGTGAGGCCGGAAGTGTTTTGGTGGCCAAGATAACAATCTGACCTATGCGTTGGACAAGGTGGGGATGCTTGTATTCCACTCCAAAGAATCTCACTTTCCCGCCTCGTAAAACTATCCTCTGAAGGTTTTTTTCTGGTAACGCGCCCTTCAAGTTTCCACCGTCCGCCATACCCCACCTCCACTGTCTGATTAAAAGTTGAGACGGACATTGAACCTTTCTTGGCCGTCGTGTAAGTTTTGGTTACGCACTCCCTTTTTTGGGGGAGCCGTTGATGGTGGTATAGAATAAAACTTCTATGCAGTCAAGAAGAAAAGGTAGTTTAAACTTCTCAACATGTCCACTTTCTTCCATGCAAAGCTTAAATGTTTGTTTTTTCGGCCAGCTGTTAGAGGTTTAAACTTCTATCGTTGGTTAAAACTTAGTTAATACTTTTTTACCGAGAACTTTTAACTGCCATGGACTCTGGTGACTTCGCTGGGCGCGTAAGAAAAGCCGCAGATTTGATCGGCGGACAGTTGGAACTTTCAAGAAGATCGGGAATATCTTCCAAGAGCATAAACTCATACGCTCTTGGGACGGCAGAGCCATCGAGGCCAAGGCTTGTTGCTATAGCGAAGGCCACAAGCGTCTCTGCTGGTTGGTTAGCTACCGGTGAAGGCCCCATGCGGGCAGGAGAGCGAGAAGAAAGGGAACAACCTCCTCACAAAGAGATCGTGAGCATGCCCGAACCACAGCCGTGCGTGGTCGATGCTGAAGGTCGGGTAGCCATACCTCGGTGGGAAAATCCGGACCCGGAAATGTTCGATTACATCCCCATGGCCGAAGCGCAATTATCGGCCGGTGGCGGCTGTTTTGTGATCTCCGAAGATATAGAAGGGTACTACGCTTTTAGAAAGAGTTGGCTGAGCAGGGTGGCGTCAAGCGCCAAGAATTTGGTGTTGATGCGGGTACAGGGCGGGTCAATGCACCCGACTATCCAGGATGGCGACACCGTGATGATAGACACCGGGCGCCTGTATATAAAAGAAGGGATGTTGTACGCATTGCGCTTCGACTCAACCATCATGATCAAGCGACTAGCTTTCCGTCCAGGAGGGCGTATTCAGGTCATCTCGGACAATCGCCAGGAATACGATCCGTTCGAAGCCGATGTAAAAGACCTGCATCTCATCGGTCAGGTCATCTTCTTCTGCCGAACTTTCGTTTCAGACTGA